GTACCAAAGTCATGGTCTGCATCACGCCTACCATTCTTAGCTGCTTGCTTCTTAGCTGCCTCACGGTTGAAGATACCACGCTCACCTGAGCCTGACTCAACCAGTGCCGTCCACTCACGCATGAATGATAGACTGTCAGGCTTCTCAGAGTATGCCACAGAGTTGTTAGCTAGTGCTCTATGTGGATTGTTCTCCCACCATGCACCTGACTTAGCGTGTCGCATCTTATCGTCAGACAGATTACTCAATGAAATCATAGCACTACGACGTACACCACCTACGACTACTACCTCACCTATCTTACACATGATGTCGTGACACTCTATAGATGAGAGCTTCCGCCCCTGTGCATCCTTAAATGTTTTAATTGTAAAGTTAAACAAGTCGATCAGTGGCGCTGGGCCTGATGCCCTACCTCCGAATGTCTTGAGCCTCGCACCAGCTGGACGTACCAAACCCACATCCCACTGTGCAATCTCACCGCTGTACAAGAGTGCAATCAATTGACGGAGAGCCTTAGACCAACCTTCCTTGCTGTCCTTTACAACGATTGTAGTATCACTCACGAACAACTCAGGTACTTCAGGTAGTTTCTGAACGTACTGTCTCTCGACAGAGAAGCCTACACCAGTACCGCACATAAGAACGTGCATAGCTTCATCAAAAGATACTATGTTATCTACAGCTATGTAAGAGCAGTTGTACATTGATATATTATCACGAATAGCTGCGGGGCCAGCCGTCATTAAACTCCTCATAGATGGCATAACCTCTAGGCTTAGTATGGCTTGCTCAATGTCTTTGACGTAAGAGTCTTTACCAGCCAGAGGATACACAATGTTATCCATGTAGCGTGATACTGTCTCACCCCAAGTCTCACGCCTTCCTTCTTTGTCTAGCCAACGTGCATAGCGTGACTTGTGTATAAATGATTGGTAGTCGGTAGGTAAATAGTTACTCATCTGTTGTCCCCTGATCCCTGTAATACGCCACGTTCTTGACGACTGTCTAACTTCTCTACGTTCATTCTGATAATAGATCCTAAGTCATGATTAAAGATATTACCAAGGCTAGTAGCGTAGAAAATTACATCACCTAATTCTTTAGCAATGTCGTCTGCAGTAAACTTGTCTTTGTCACGAATAAGTTTCTTAATCTTTTCAGCGACTTCTCCTGCCTCACCAACAAGTCCAAGGGTATTCTCGACTAGCCTGTCATGACCCTTGGTTATAATCTTAGCCTCAACCCATTCGCTATACTGCTTGAAGGGGTCGAGGCTATGCCTACTACCATCTATCATGTGGTAGTAACCCATAGCCTCAAGATCAACATCATTTATCATCAGGCTCATCATCTAAAGAAGTCTTTAATTCTTCGAACTTCGTCTGGTGTATAGCCTTTGTACACTGAAGAATGTGATTGAGTAGACCAATAGAGTTCTGACCTAGGTTCAGTGTGTTAACAATAGCAGTCTGTTCTTCCGTTAAGTCTTCCGTGTCGTACTCGTTGTCTTCAATAATAAGTTTAGTCATGTGTGTTTACCTCACAGTTTAGGATGAATATATCATCGGTGTCATAAATTAAATTCTCAAGTAACTCTAGAATTTCTACACAAGAATTAGTGTCAGATACTTCTAAGAAGTTAGCTTCAGGGTCTACCTCCAAAACAATTCTGGCCTCAAATTTCATTGTCAGAAACTCCTAGTTATATTATTTTTCATAGCAGTGTCAACCGTATTCTTTTTGTAGTGAGGCTAAAGAAATAAACTCTGGTTCATAGAAGCCATTATGTATTTCTCTCTTGACTACTACCCCAGACCACCAGTCAAGGTTAGCTTGCCCAGCCCAGGCCTCGTCTGCACCTTTAAAACAACCAGCTACTAGGCCTATAGCACCAGCTGCATCCTTGAACTTCAGGTCTCTCTTGTGTGAATGACCACAGGTTGAACTCTTAAACCTGTTGGCAAGTAAGGAATTTGCGTGGTGCATTCCACTCATGGCTGTGCCAAAATTACCAGCACTAAAGAAGTGAGCGTAGGACACACCATCGTAGTCATGGATAGCTGGCGCTGAGTTATGGTACTCATGGTACTCATCAAACCAGTGGTTATTTTGTAGGTGACTGAAGGATATGCCGTACTTAGAACCCTCCAGACGTGGGTCACTCTTCAAAGCTTTCTTAATACGGTTCTCATGGTTACCCTCAAACCCATAGAAGGCTGGACGCTTGCGCTTATGGTGTCTGAACTTCCAACGTAAACGATCTTGAGCTTCGTTGTATTGTTCTATGTCTGCCTCATAACTCTGACTGACGATAGCTTCTGGGCTGCGTGTATCAAATGAATTGAGGGATCTCATGTCGGCACCGTCACCTAAGTCTACAACGTAGTCAGGCTTGATGTCATAAAGAAAGCTACCAAGTAGACTGAACCTATTGTTATTAATAGAAGGGTCACAGTGTGCACAAGAAAACACAACAGCTGTTTTACTTACATAGTTTTTAGACATAACCTTGAACCTTTCTTATTACGTCATCGTGTTGGGACTTACCATTACTATCAATAATAAGACTAACGTTACTAGATAGAAAGTCTACGTCGTCCATAGCTTGCTTCATGTTATCGTAGTAAAACTCTTCCTCATGTAGGTCACTGTCATACTTGTACTTAGTTAGGCACAGGTTCCAAGGAAGGTCTTCACCGTTCTCAAATGGGCCTTTGATTACCTTAAGTATCTCAGCGTATGGTTTAAACTGTTTAGTCATTACTGCTCTCCTTTAACCAGGATTCTGGTATAACTTTGTCGGCATAGATGAAGCCGTGTTGTGTACACCAGTCACCATATGTAGACTTGCTACCCTTATACAGTCGTGATTTACTGTTTGTAAAGACAAACCTTATATCATAATCAGGAAACTGTCGTTTTATTTCTTTGTGTTTCCTTCTGTCGCCAGTAACGAAGCGGCCCTTAGTCTCCACTATGATGCCGTTACCTAGAACAAAGTCAGGTGTGTAGGTTCTATTGCGTAAGTCTATCCACTTGATCTTTGTTTTCTCGTAAGTAAAGGAGATGTTTCTTTTCTTTAGGTAGTTAGCTGTGTCTACCTCAAGGCCTGAGCGATAACCTTCTTGGATACCCCTCAGTCTTTTGTTATTATATTTCACCACGGTATTCTAAATCCTCTGCTACGTTAGGAAGTTTCTTTACCTTAGTTAGGTACAGTGGTTTGTCACTGTAGATAAACTTACGTAGCTTAGGGTAGCATACCTTTTTAAAGTCGCAGTAACCGCAGGTAGACGGAAGCTTCATGTTGCCGTTAGTGCTTGTCTTGGACTGAGGTATAGGCTCGAAGGCTCTCTCAGGTGGGTCTTCACTCTTAGCCATAGCCTTGAGGTGCTTGACTGTGCTTTCTTTCCCATCAAACTCTTCAGAGAAGTCGTACACGTCTAGGCATACAGCCCCACTAACCTTACAGACTACAAGGAAACCACCGTGTGTCTTGTTAGTTACTAGCGGATCATCAACAGCTGCGTACACGTAGGAGCTAAGCTGTGAGATATAACCAAAGGGATCGTCTTTACGTAGGTTACCATCCTTAAACTTCCTGAAGGCGTAAGGTGATGCAGACTTAACATCAATAGTCATACCATTAATGACAGCATCTCTGTGACCCTTGATGCCGTGGACATCCATGCGGTCTTGCATACCAGTGACTGAGTGTCCAGACACAGATGCTACAGCTAGTACTAGCTCTTCGATCATGTCACCGTAGAAGAATTTGAATAGGGTATCTGGGCCTAGTGGTTCTGACTCCAGAGGTTTATTAACTTTGTACCAAAGCTTACGCTCACATGGCGTACCTAGTGATGAGAGAGAGAGATATGAACGAGGTTCCTGTGGTTTACCAAACCGTTGCTCAGCCATGTCTGCTATGTTGTTAGACATAAACTCACCGATAGCTGTGTCCCAACCGTTCTGACCTAGTATAGTCTGTTCGATGTCATGCACCAGCGTATCGTTTGTTTTAACTTCCACCATATCTCTCCCTTGTTATGAATAAGAATGCCCCCACCCAACTAAGGGAAGGGGCTTTTTTATAGGACAACACAAATTCAAAACACCTAGAAAGGAATAGTATCTTCTGATACTGTAGCTTTCTTCTTGGATGCTTTGTTAACAGGGGCAGCTTTAGTATCCTCAACTTTAGAGGATAAGTCTTTGAAGGAAGGGGAGGAGCTTCCTCCTTCAGACTCGTAGGTCACGTGATCAATGACCTGCACCGCTTCTAGACGTGTACCCCTACGTCCAGTCGATGTATCGTAAACGGCTACACGTACCATGCCTGTGCTTCCGTTACCTATGAAACCGTCTACGTCAAAGTCCCAGTCGAGACCCTTAACGTTTACAACAGTTGGCGTACCACTACCCCAATCATTGTTGCCTTTGAACGGACGGCTAAGTGTAACCTTAGTACCACCCTCAACGGATTCCATTTTCTTCTGACAGCCAGCTGACTTAAGCTTATCTGCGTTGTCTTCATCAAGAGTGATGGTGACTTTGCACTCGCCATCTGTCTCAACATTCCATGACGCTTGATCACGGTTGTGTTCAAATACTTTAGCCCAGTCTAGTGTGCCAAACAATTCAAGAATTTCAGTAGCCATTTTATCGTACCTCTTATCTATGGTGTTTCTGTTATACAATTATTTATTAGTGAGTGTCAAGCCAATTTATTCCTACATCATAAGATCCAGGTGTAGGTATCTTAAACCCTAGCTCAACCCCTACTTCTTCCATGCACTTAGCTTGGAGTTTACCTAACTCTTCAGCCTCTTCTTTAGTTCCTATAACCTCTGTCTGGTACTCATCATGGATGAACCCAACCATCTTGAAGTTGATGCCAAGCTTACGTGCCTCAGTCGTCCAGCTAAGCAGTGTGTGTTTCATTAGAATACTCTCAGCTGACTGCAACATACCAGCCAACGTCTTGTGTTCGTTAGGCACCTTAACTTGGCGTCCATCGTAACCTGTGAAGTAACCTCGCTCCGCTATGTAGGGAACAAGTCTATTCTTTAGA